AATCTTCAAATGTTTTACGACCAACCTGATCATAATCATTAATGAAAGTTAATTGCATATCTTCAAACGTTGGATCACCAGCAATCTTATTTTGCATTCCTTGCCAATTCAAGATTATTTCACCAACGGTTTTAGATGGGAGCTGAGCACTTTTACAAAGATAAGACATAGTCTCAGCATCAGCTCCTCCATTGGGTGCAGCAAAGGTAAATAAGAATCTGTTTGGGCGAGCTACGTCTTGAACCTTAGCTTTAAAATCGTTTAATGCGATAGTCATGATTTATTATCTCCCAATCAATTCTTCAAAGTTAGCATCAGTACGAGTTACATTCATGTTGATCTGAATAAACTCGGCAACTTTGGTAGGCTTGATATAAACGTCGATTACTAATGCATTCTTATCAATGACTTCAGCGGTATTATTAGAAGTATCAATTACGACTAAGAAGTCGTAAATACCGCGTCTACCTTTTACGTCACGTAAGAATGGTTCGATCAATCCACGTAGTCTAGCACGTGTAAACTCATCGTTAAACTCGAAGAGTGCATAGCGTGATGCAGTCGCAATAGCTTTCTCTACGGTGATGAGGAGGCGACGTACATTCACTCGATCGAATGCAGACGGTTTAGCGGTTGCAGTTTTCTGTCCCCATACAATCATAACGCCTTCACCCGGAACGCTCATAACCGGATTCACGCTGTTCACGTATAGATCATCGCGGTTTTGCTTGTTCGGATTGAATGCAGGCTTGATAGCATTGCGGATCTTACCTCTTTCGAGTCCAGCGAATGCCCACCACGGATCGCGATTTGCATCGGTTTGCGCTGCGAGTCCGGCGATATCACCAGCGATACACATCCAGCGATTCACATCGTTGAACTTATCGTACTGATACTTCATGTTACCGTATACCGCAGAGTAAGAGTTGAATGTGTAGAACGTATCAGCGACAGGCGCAGTTTGTGAGCCAAAGTTCTGAATCACCCACGCAGATGCTTCTGTTGCAGATTTCCCAACAATCGCGGCGTAATCGTAAGGTGCAACGACCGCAAAGCAATCTTTACGAGTTGAGCTGATAGTTGATGCAATGTTTATGTCAAGATCATGTGCTACAAGAATGTTGATATCGAAGCTTTCAGGATCTGCAAATTTAGCAAATGCACCTTGTACGTCAGCTTGAGTATAACCAGCCGGATCATAAATCCACTCAACAAAAACTGCGGGAGCATTTCCTACAAATTTTTCCTTACGTGGATATAACCACAATGGCGGATGAACTTGATCATCAACTGGAGTTCCAGCAATTTTACATAATTGAGACATTGAAGTATTTAAATCATTAACACATTCAGTATTAAATTTTGCATAAAGTGCTTTTGATTTATTGAAGAAAACTTCATTAATAAAAATGTTACGTCCTTCAGAATCACGTCCAGACTCATTTTTTGATACTAGAAATTCTTCAATATTGTCATACTTACCATCATTACCTTTTTCTAAAACAACCACTGCAAATTCACCTTCAGTGAACTCAGGTTTATATTCAAAAAATGCTGAAAAGTTCACAAATGAACCATCTGCATTAACGAGATCAGATGAGAACATTGCTTCACGTGCACTTACATCAATGGCTGTACCAGCAGTAATAACGCCTGAAACCGGTGTTACACCATCACCATTTGCAGTTACTTCTGGAGTAACAATGATATGATCGACAGCAGAAACAGTCACAGTGTATGTCACAGTTTGAAATTCAAAAGTATCTCCAACTTCCATATTATGATAAGTCGTGGCGATTGATGATGATCCAGAACCAGCTGGAACAATAATGTCGCCAGTAGAATCAAATGATGCGTTAGATACAAATGAATGAACACCTTCATCAGTAAATGGCTTATCCCATTCTGATTCAGACATACAAATAGCAACAGCATAATTTTGCTCTGATACCACGTGCTTGTTGTAAAAACGTAAGCACTCAGCTGTTACTTCTTGTTCGAGATGAAGTTCAGCAATATCTTCATTGTACATTTTTTCTTCAGTCATTTGCTCGACTGAGATATAAGCTGAATTGCCAGTGTTGGCTGTAATTTCAATACCCGCATTTTCAACGTCATCTGACGTTGCACGAGCTACATAAAGAGAACTTGAATACTGTAGGAAGTTCCACGCATTAAACCAGTCTTGATAGTTATATGCAGTAGGCTCACCGAAAGCATTAATCAAATCTCTTTCACTTGTGATAGACTGTATCGTAAGAGATTTACCTTTATCAGCACGAATAACCATTCCTGTTTTAGCGGATGGCAAATTAGGAACTGTCAATGATAAATCAAACTCACGTACATCTACTGATGGACTTAAAGAGAACAAAATAAGACTCCTTTTCTATGAGTTTATTAAACAAAGAAACCGCATATTACACAACTATGCATATTACTACGATTCCAACTAAACTATGTTTAATTTTATTTATAAAATAACTGTAAAAGTTTAGAATATGTCTTCATATTCATCAATACCTTCAGCATCAATTACGCCAAACAACGGAACATCTTCGATCAATTGACCTTCAACCGTTTCTTTTTGACGTTTACCGAAAAGTACCTTTGAGACATCTTTGAGCTCTGTGAATGCATCGAACTCGGGGCGGGTTGTGAAGAATAGACATCCCATCAATGCCATTACGAGATCGTCCGTAAAGCCTTCTTCTGCGGCAAATGAGCCATTCTTCTTCTGCGTGAAGACTGAAAGCTCTTCGATGGTGTAGGCATCATAAACTTCTAATCTACCTTTCTCAATCCATGCTTTAATATTTGAACAACCTAAACGCTTTGTTTTCTTCGTTGTACGATAACCTGCTACATTTGGTTGTTCGTAGAAAACGTTTTCATACTCAAACTCATATGCAAGTGAATCGACAATCTCTTGTCCAATCTCGTTGTTCTCGACGAATGCGTATGCGTTGTTGAAGTACGTGCCGATAGTGTATGCGACTTCTGGTATCTGCAGATAGTGCATCGTATCAGTGGCTTGAAAGACTGCAACTTGTCTGAACGGATACTGCGTGATATCGATGATCTGCATCGCAACTGCATCACCTGACGTTTCTTCGTGTATCTTGGCGCTATCAACGGACATGATGTACACGTGCCCGCGTTGCACCTTACGGAATACCCGCAAGTTGATAGCGAAATCATGCAATCTATCGTGCAGTGCAGTTTGCTTGATCTCCGCTTTCATCTTCAACGACAACAGAACGTTCGGTTTGATGAGAGTGTGAGTTGATCCGAGGAACTCTCCCTCGAACTCACGGTTGAACTCTTCCTGCGTCATGTTGGACAGCGTTTCTTTGTACCATGCTTCATCGCGACCTGGCACTTGCGTCCAATGCACCTGAATCGGATTGAAGCTGTTTCGAAGCTTCGGATCTTCTGTGGTAGCTCCGATCCAGTACCGATAGAAGTGATTCATGCCGTTAGGCGTTGATACAAGAATTGTTTTTGATGTCTTCGATGATGAAACCGTAGGATAGACAGATGAGAAGAATTCAGTCCAGATATTATTCGGAATGAATCCCATTTCATCAATGATGAGGCAGTTATGAGAAATTACACCATTTGTATAGTATGAATGGGTATTTTTAACATTTAACGCATCATATACCTCAACATCTTTTTCTATTTCTTGAATCTTTAATACGGTGTTGTTAGGATATAATATTGTACCAACTTTAATGTCATTCGCATTAATATATTCCAGATTTTCAGCCAAAAATCTATGTTCATGTGTACAATCAATCTCAATCCCATTTGATAAATTTATACGTAACAATTTTGTTACTTTACCACGATTTATAAAGCCATCAAATTTTTGAAAACCTTTTTCAGTTAATATTTTCATTTCTTCCTTTTACCTTTTATCCATCCTTCGGGTATTTCATTCGGATAACAGAATTTTCTTTCATCTTTTTCAGGATTAAAGCAGTGAACTCTTCCTCGTATAGCATCCATAGTTTTCTTAATTTTGTCTGGATTTCGATTCGATTGTTGTAACCAATGTGCGTCTCTACCGATCAACGCTTCACTTATTTTTCGGCTGCGATTTGCATTATTATATGTCTTATCGTGCCATTCCTTCCGTTCATCATCAGACATTTTAGCTAAAGCGGCCCGTCTTCCATCGCCGATGGCGGTCTTATGCTCGTTAGACAACAATTTTCCCGAATGTGATTTACTAATTTTGGCTATAGTTTCATCATTATGTTTAAATCCGGTGTGAAGTTCAGACATTTTTTGTTTATATTCTGGATCACTCCAATGTTCTTTGACTACTAAAGATATCTTTTCTTTATGTTTTAATGATAAAGGAACTCCTAATTTATGTTTAGATAAATTATTCTTTAATTCATCCGCCTTTTCTTTTCCAAAATATTCTTCATATGTTTTGCCATATAAATAGTGTTTATCACCCATCATTATGCAAATATTTCCGCCTAAAGATAGATTATATGTATCATCTTTATCAACAAATGATTTATTTACTAATTCTCTTTCTAATTTTTCAGCTTCTTCAATATTATCAAATATTTGAAGAATTTCTTTTCGAAAATTATTAGGTCCATATTTTTCAATAGCTTTACCGAGTAATACACCAGATCCTAAATATCCATCTTCTAAATCATCAGTGCCATGAAAACCAATATATATTTTGTTATTAATTGTATTGGTTATTTGATATACTGTATAATATTTTTTATTTTTCCATAATCTAGGCATATTATCTCCATTAACTGACTCATTATTGATAAAATTATTTATATTTTTTTCAATA